GTGCTGGCGGGATTGGAACCGTCGTTGGTAGAATTGTATCTCGACTAGGCGATAATTTTACATGGCAAACTACTGCGGCACCAGCAACAGGCGCGTGGGCCATAGGCGATCAATCTACAAACTCTACACCTGTAGTTGGGCAACCTAAAGGATGGATGTGCACTGTAGCTGGGACACCAGGAACTTGGGTAAGCACGGGCAACCTGTAATCATATTGCCAATCTGCATTAAATAAGTGAGATAACATGAACAGCATAGATCAAACGCAAGCCCAGCTTAATACTCATGAGCAAGTGTGTGCGTTTCGATACGAAAGTATCTGTGCGCGGATGAAGCGGATCGAGAGCTTGGGCATCACTGCTTGTGGAACGATTATAATGCTGCTAATTGGCATATTACTAAGTGTGCTAAAAACAGGTGTTTAATGAGCATTGTTCTAGGTCAACGCAGTTTATCACGGCTTGAGGGTGTCCACCCTGATCTCGTGCGCGTTGTAAAGAAGGCTGCTACAATATCGGATCTAGACTTCACTGTGCTTGAAGGTCTCCGCACTCTTGAACGGCAAAAGAAGCTGGTTGCAGAGGGTGCATCGAGGACGATGAAGTCTCGCCACCTTACTGGACACGCAGTCGATCTAGCTCCGCTGATTAATGGCAAGGTATCTTGGGATTGGCCGCTTTACCATCGTCTATCTAAAATCGTTAAAGCTGCTTCGGCAGATGAGAAAGTCCCGCTCCAATGGGGGGGCGATTGGCGTGCGTTCAAGGATGGCCCACATTGGGAACTTCCCTGGGCGTTTTATCCAAAGGAGAAGTAATATGCAGATCGTATCTTTTTTAGTGAATCGTTTAAAAGAGCCTAGCACATACGCTGGCTTTGCTGGCATTGCCTTGGCCTTTGGCCTGTCCAGTGAGGAATGGTCAGCCATTGCTACCGCCGTTGCTGGCCTAGCTGGACTTGCTGCTATGTTTTTGATTGAATCGCCAGCACAGTCTGCTGAGTAATGAAGTTTCTGACGCTCCTGCTGGGTGTTCTAGACAAGCTGTTGGGTGCTTGGGGAGAATATCGTTGGAAGCAGCAAGGGCGTCAGGAAACAATCAAGGAAACGAACGATGCTATTAATGAGCAAATCGCACTTGGCGAAGCTGCTATCAGCATCCCTGATCCTGAGCGCACTGAGCGGCTGCGCGACCGTTTCGACCGTTCCCGTAAATAGCTATTGCGCTATTGCTAAACCTATCACCTATGACGCAAAGCAAGACACGCCTGAAACGGTAGCAGAAGTCGAGCTCCATAATAGCGTATTTATTTGCTTATGCGAGGATGATTGTCCGAAAGGCAAATAATGGTTGCTTCCCTAAAAATAGACGAGGGCTTGTTTGCATACGCCACGCCCCGTCAACGTGAAGTGCTTGAGGCAATAAACCTACATGGTAGTGCTAAGGCTGCGTCAATCGCATTAGGCATTAATCACGGCGCAGCCAGTGACGCTCATATTGCAGTCAAGAAGAAGGCGGCTCAAGCTGGATATGCACCAGAATCAGGAATCAACCATCCCGTAGCACAAGGCTTCCAGCTAAAGGGCTATAGTCATCTAACCAAAACAGCATCTGGCGAAAACATCTGGCTCAAGACAGAGGCAGTGCGCGAACGCTGGGAGAAAGCTGTAACAGATTCCATTGCTAATTGTGCAATGCGTCAAATTAACATTCCACCACCTAAAGTGCAGACGCTTGATGGCGCTGACATTATCCCCTGGCTGAATATAGGGGACGCGCATATAGGAATGCTGGCCCACAAGGATGAAGTTGGACAGAATTTCGACCTCAAGATTGCCAAGATAGAACTTTTGCAAGCAGCGTTTGATCTGATTGATATGGCTCCTGATTGTGAGCGCATGGTAGTTAATGACTTGGGTGATGGCACGCACTACGAAAACATGGCTGCGATGACAGAGCGCAGCGGTCACCAAGTTGACTTTGATAGCCGCTTTCCAAAGATGATCGAAGCCTATCTCGACATCATGGAAGCCATTATTGAAAAGGCGCTCACAAAGGCCGTTACAGTTGATGTAATCATTAACCAGGGCAACCATAGCGAGACCAACGACTATTGGGCTGCACACTACTTCAGGCGGCTGTATGGGCGGCTAGGAAGCAATCGCGTTAACGTGCTAAAGAACGAAAGCCCATTTATAGGCTATCGTATGGGAGATACGTTTGTTTTGGTTCACCACGGTCACAAGTGCAAGCCAGAGGCACTGCGCCAGATCATGTCAACAGACTACAGGATCGACTGGGGCGAGGCTAAGTTTTGCTATATAGACGGTGGGCACATACATCATTTTAGTGCCAAGGAACTAGGGGGCGCTCAATGGGAGAGCTTTAACAACCTGGCCCCTATGGATAAATATGCTCACGATGGCGGCTGGCGCTCTAAGCAAGCCATGACGCTTGTGCTACGCTCTCGCACCTATGGGGATGTAGGGCGGTATAAAATGCCTATTGAAAAGGTCTGGAACGCAATATCTAAGGTTAATCCAAAGCATTACATTCCAGAACCTAAACGAGCTTTCTCTGCCTAATTTTGTTTGATGTGCATATCCCGCAAACCAAAGCCATAAGCCAGTTTGCGGGATATTGTTGTTAGAAAAGTGACACGTTTTATCGCGGATGTATGCCGTTATCCTCTCCGCATATATAAGCAGCGCTTATTATGAATGCGAACCAGAAGAATAATATAGTGGTCTGCGTCATTTGCTATCTCCAATATATTCCAGCACCCACTTCAACGCTTTAATGTCCTTCTTGTATTGCTTTGCGTCATCGGGATGGACGTAACTACGTGCTGCGTTGTGTTGCACCGTTTTGAGCGTATCCTTTAGCCATGCGCGGACAATTCCGTCTAGTTGGCTTACATCTATATCAATCATCATTTGCCTTCCCTTTCAAATGTGCGTCAATCACCGTCATATTCCCTTCCCAACAAAACAGCTTTGGCGCGTTGGTGAGTGCGGTCTGCAAAGCCGATGGCTTCCTCTGGTAATCCGCGCAGACACCAATCGTCGTATGCGTCGAAGCTATCTAGTTCGATCATTGTCATTTCAGAGCGGAGTTGAAGGTTCTCTTCACGCAGCGCATCGCTCTGTGTGGGCTGGCGGGTGTTCCATGCTGCAATTGCTTCGTCCTCAGTCGGCATAATACTTTCCGCAAGAATAACATTCGTGGATGCAAGGCAATCAGGGCACAACACAAAATAGTAATTGCGCCCCGTTCCTATTGCAGCCTCACCAGCACAAAACGGGCATGGCTTTAATGTGGTTGCGTCAGTCATATCCTATCCTAACCTAGTTATAAAAGTAACACCATTCACAGTCCGACACCGAAAGCATTTGCCGTGTCGTATTGAATATTGTGAGACATTCCTGGACGTGCGCCGTGCCCAACCCTTCTCAGTTGCTGGCATCGTTTCTACATCACCAACAACCATTCTTCCCATTGGATATGTCATTGGGCGACTCATTTATTTGATTCCTTTTCTTGCTCTGCTCGACGCTCTGCCCATGTTTTTCCATCTGCCCCGCGAAGTGGAAACGCATTTTCTGAGCTTACGCGATAAGCCCTGCCCCGTGGGGCCATTTGTGCGATTTTAGTCATCTGCCAATACCTCTGGAGCTGGTTGCAAACCTTCCATGAACTTGGCCCAGATCGCTAAAGCGCCTGTTATAAACGGGCCATCATCCTGCTCACCATCTCTGATTTGGCGGATAAATTCTGGATTGCCGTGCATCATTTGAACATGATCCGCGACGATGTTTCTAAGTTCGATCAATGTCATTTTAGAATGTCCTCTCCGTTGCAAACATTGTGATTACTACTGCTAACCATATTACGGTCAGCCAGAATTGAGTCTTTGATAATTTAGTCATTTTACCCCCCTTGAAGTTAAATAATCGAAACGTCCGCCATCATAATCATCTGGCTCGTCCGTGCTATGCAGTTTAAATTCTTCCAGCGTTCCCATTGGATCGCAATCAAAGTCGGTAATGACCTCAAGCAGCTCCATGTGCAGATGTTCTGCAATCTGTGGGCGGGTGCTGATATATTGGCCGTGGCCGCTTTTAAGCTTTAATTGCTCAAGCCAATCCTTATGGATGGCATTGATAGCTACCAGCGCGTCAATCGCAGCTTGGGCCAGTTCGTTGATATTCGCGCTCATGCTGCTACCACCCGCATATCTGCCCAAATCTTCTTGGCAACGTAATCTTGGCAGAGAACTTTCTGAGCATCCTTGCGGGTGCTGAACCGCTGTTCGCTGTAGTCAATCATGTTGCCGTTGCTGCGGATTTGAATCTTAAACATAATCAGTCTCCTTAATGGCGGGATTATTCCCTTGCTGATGCCCTCTTATAAAAAGCCATTTATCATATGTAAACAACTTTTTTCATCACAAACAAAAATAATGGCGGGAAGCGTATTGCCACCCGCCATCTCTTACAGCCAGGAATGTTGTAGAAGCGCGTATTGCCAGCCGTATTTCTTAGCTATGCCGACAAATGATTCCTTCGTAAGCACATGCTGACCAGCTTGAAGCTGCGCCTTTAGTAGCTGTCGGCTACTTTCAGCAATCCTTTCGTGGATCGCAGTGTTCTTAGCCTCGAGATACTCAGAAGGCGGAAGAATGTTTCTTGAGCGTGTCGGCAGTTCGTTGCGAGTTTTAATTGACATGTCTGCATCCTCAAAATGGAACCGAGTCCTCTAGATCATCATCGTATGAAGTGTGCTGGTTCTGGCTAGGCGCACTGGATTGCGTATTGCTTGAGCCAGCTTCTGATCGAGGAGCAGTATCGATGCTGCCGACCCGCACATTAAACTGTGGATTGCCTTCGTATTCATCATGCGTCAGGTCTCCAGTGATAAACACCTTGGTTCCCTTCTTTATACTGCCAGAGAATGATTCAGCCGCTTTTCCCCACAAGCTGCACCGATACCAGACACTACCAGCATCTTTACCGAATCCGTTCTTAACGCCAACATTAAAGCTGAGAACTTGGCTATCTCGCACAGTGCGAAGCTCCGCATCCTTGCCTACGTTACCTGATATTATAACTTGCTGTGTCATGGCTTAACCTCCCAAT